AACTAAAATCATTAAAAATCAAATAACCTTAAGTTATATTTTATATAACAGATAGTAATATAAGGTTATGAAACAGACAAAATATAGAAAAAAGCTTAGAAAATGGCTTGGAAATTATTTTAAGTCGGCTGGGACTTGCAATGTATATGCTAGCGGATCAAACAATAAAAAACCCAATGGGGATGTGAGGTACGCAGCTTTGCAAGAGTTGGGACACCCCTTTTATGCTTGGGGCGACAAGCTAAATGCATACATTTTAGAGGTAGAAAAGCAGGAGAAAAATAAAAATGGTAGCGAGTAATAGCCTAGAGGCATATAACAAACTAAAACCAGAGCTAAGCGGCAAACGTAGAGCCGTTTATGAGATGTTTTGTGAGCATAAAGAGGGTGCGACAAGGCAAGAAATTTCACGCTGGTATAACGTAGCAATAAATAGCGTTTGTGGGCGTGTTAATGAGCTAGTGGCGCGCGGCTTCCTGATCGAGATCGGATCAAAAAAAGATGTGATAAGTGGGTGTAGCACGTCAATACTCAAACCCACAGAAAGGATAGCGTAATGAGCCAAATGTATATAGGCTATATACTCTGCGCGTTATTAATACTCGACGCAGTGTATCAAACTTGGAGGGGGTTTAGATGAGTATAAGAATAATGAGCCAAGTTTGGAATATGGAAATCGACGACAGCACCACAAAGCTAACGCTTATGGCACTAGCTGACTTTTCAGATGATGAGGGGTATTGCTACCCTAGCTATGAAGTCTTAGCCAAAAAAATATCAAAATCAAAAAGAACAGCAATAAGAGCAGTTGAAAAACTAACCGAGCTTGGATTTTTACAAAAAGAAAAAAGAGAGTTAAACGACGGAACAAGTAGGACAAATTTATACAAAATAGTGAGTGAAAATGAGAGGGTGACACAGACGCCCCCTATGATGACAAACGAAAAAGAGGCAGTGCCATCTATGACATCACATAGTGACACTGATGACACTAGGGTGGTGACAAATGTGTCATTGCATAGTGACAAGGGTGTCACCCCTATTAATATAACCACCAATAGAACCGTCAGTAGAACCATCAAAGAACCGTCAATTAACCCCCTACCCCTTAAGGACATTTTGCTACCTGATTTCATTGATCCAAACCTATGGCAAAAATATCTAGCCTACAAGAAAGAGCGACGAGAAAAACTAAGCTCTGAGGGCGTGCAGATGAAATTTAGCGAGTGGGCTAAATGGAATGCGGAAGGCATAGACGTAAACGAGTGCCTAAGAGAAGCAATGCGTAACGAGTGGCAAGGGGTGTTTAAACCAAAGCCAACCTACAAAGCAAAGGCGACTAATGGCACGCAAGGCGTAAGCGACGATAACCCTCACGGACTAAAACAAGGCACGCTAAACACAATGGCGGCGTTTAGGGAGCTAGCTAGAGAAATGAGAAAAAACGGGCAAAGTGACTTAGTAGGAGATTTTCAATGACGATACAAGAATTTTACGGCGTATTTATGCCGACGGTGGAGTATTACGGAGCGAATTTAAGCAAAGCCGTGATCGCGTTTTATTTCGAGGACTTAATGGACTACGAGGCGAGCGAATTAGCCGCGGCACTAAAACTAGTCAGACAAACGCGGAAATATCCTACGATGCCTACGTCTGCGGAAATTTTAGAAGCGCTTAACGGAGATGAGGGCGACAAAGCGCAAAAAGCGTTGGACGAGCTGGTTTACGCGATAGGACGCTATGGACCTTATTGTAGTGTGTGCTTTAAAGACGGAGCGATAATGTCAGTAGTGCGTGCTAGGGGTGGGTGGGTAAAGGTTTGCAACCTAGAAGGGCAAGACTGGGAGAATTTTAAAAAGTGGGACTTCGCCAAGCTTTATAAGATTTACGCGAAAACCCCGCAAATTTGTCCTGATTATCTAATCGGCGAGAGTGAGGCGAATAACAGCTTTAACGGCGTAGGCGGAAACGAGCCAGTATATTTTATCGGCGGGGCCAACGACGGCAAATTTATGGGCGTGGCTAAATTTAAAGCCCTAACTGAGCAAAAATCACCGGTTAAGGCGATATTAGCGGGTGCGATAAAAAGGATCGGCGCGTAATGAAAGCCGTATATATCACGATAGCAGAAGTTGGGGCTAGCATAATCGCAAAAGTAGCGGACGAGAACAAAAAGATACTTGATAGCTTTGAGATAAGCCGTAAAGACGCAAGCGGTGTGCTTGAAGTAATGAGAAAGTGGAACGAGAAGCACAAAGACGAGAAGGAGGCTAACCTTGATATATAACTCTGCCCCTTTGCCTTTTCAAGGGCAAAAAAGAAACTTTATTAAGCATTTTAGGGAGCTAATAAAAGATGAGTTTAGAGCGCATCGGAACGGAGTTTTTATCGACGCTTTTGGTGGCTCTGGTCTGCTTAGCCACAATATAAAGCAAATTTACCCTAACGCAAGGGTAATTTACAATGACTACGATAATTACAGCGAAAGGCTGGCAAACATAGAGGCAACAAATGAGATTTTACGATCAATGGCACCTATCACAGAAAAATATAAAAAAAATGAAAAAGTAAGTGAAGAGGATAGAGAAAAAATTATAAAAATCATAGATGAGTATATAAAAAGAGGATATTTCATCGACTGGCTAACACTTAGCTCAAGGCTTCTTTTTGGAGGTAAATACTGCCACAATGAGTCTGAGTTTAAAAAAGAAAAGACGTTTTTTATAACCAGCCAAAATACGCCTTTATATCAAGCAAATGGATATTTGAGGGGCGTTGAGATAATACGTAAAGATGCAATGAAGCTAATAAAAGAATTTGAAAATGAAGACGTTGTATTGATTTTAGACCCACCATATTTACAAACAAACAAAGCAGGCTATAAGTGCTTTTGGGGGTTAAGAGATTTTTTAAAGTTAATTAGGCTAGTGCGCGAGCCGTTTATATTTTTTTCAAGCGAGAATAGCGACATATTGCCATACATAGACGACCGTGTAGAGTGTGGCAAAGAAGTTTTTAAAGGTTACAGCCTAAAACAAGCAAAGTTAGCGAATGGACAAGCGAAGACTGATTATATGATTTACAAAAGCGGAGCAAGGGGGCTATTTTGAGATTAACTAAAAGCGAAAATAGAGCCTACCAACTAAGACTACTTGAAGCATATCCACTTTGTCAAATATGCGAGAAACAACAAAGCATAGAGTGCCACCACGTACGCTATGGTAGATTTGGAGCAGATAAGGACGACAGCAAGCAAATAGCCGTTTGTAGAGAGTGTCATCAATGGTGTCACGCACACAAACACGAAAGCATAGAAAAATACGAGGAGGTAGCTGATGAGAATTGGCAACGTTTCGGTAAATGTTAGGAACAAATACCATAACCGCAAAACTAAAGGCTTTGATAGTGCCAAAGAGTGGCGTAGAAACCAAGAGCTAGAAGCCTTACAAAGAGCTGGAGAGATAAGCGAATTAAATCGCCAAGTGCCGTTTGTGCTAATGCCTAGTTTTGCCATAACAGACGAAACAACCAAGCAAGGCTTTAGAACGATACGTGAGATCAGATACATTGCGGATTTTACCTATCGCCTTAAAAATGGCAAAAGGATAATAGAGGACGTTAAGGGAGTGCAGACGGAAGTTTTTAAAATCAAGCGAAAACTACTAGAGAGAAAAATAGCCCTTGGAGTGATAGAGGGTGAGTTTAGGATTTATTAATGGCAAAGATAAGCGACAAGACAAAAGAAGCGATCATAGCCGAGTATCAATTAGGGGCTAGCAAGAAAAGTTTAGCCTTTAAATATGACGTAAGCATAGGCGCAGTTTTTAAAATTTGCAACGGCATAAGTCAGGCAGATGCTGAATTAGTGAAACAACAAGTGGCGATAAATACGGCTTTAGCCAACGAAAATGAAACAAAAGTGAAAGCGTTTCACGAAATAGTAGATAAAAAGACTAAACACCTGATCTATTTTCAAAACGCAGCGCTAAGAAACCAAAAGAAAGCGGATGAGATGTTAGAGATGAGCGATAGGATAGCAGACGTTGAAGCCCATAGTAGGATCACGGCTAGAAACAAAGAGACCGTGCTAGGGCGTGAGGCTGATACGGTGATCAATAATGCAAACGTGCAAAGCGAGCAAAAGATAATCATTGAGCGAAAGGAACTAAAAGGCGATGAGTGAAACTGCGCTTTGCCTAACCTATACGCCGTGGCAAAAGGAAGTCTTTTTTGAAAATACCGCACGCTTTACAACAATAGAAAAAGGTCGGCGTGTAGGATTTACCAAGGGGATAGCAAACGCCACGATCGAGTGGCTTTTAGAGGGCAAAAAAGTGCTTTGGGTAGATACTATCACATCAAACCTACAAAGATATTATGAACGCTATTTTTTGCCTGAGCTAAAAGCTCTGCCAAAAGAGCTGTATAAATTTCACGCACAAGATAAAAAGCTAAGTATTGGCGAGGGCTACCTTGATATGAGAAGTGCGGAACGCCCAGAAAATATCGAGGGCTTTGGCTATGACATAGTGATCTTGAATGAGGCAGGCATAATCCTAAAGGACGCCTATCTTTGGGACAACGCCATCAGGGCAATGCTGCTAGATAACCCAAAATCAAGAGCGTTTATAGGCGGCGTGCCAAAAGGCAAAAACCGCTTTTATGATCTTGCCAAACGTGGGATGAGTGGCGAGAAAGACTGGGTAAATTTTCAAATATCAAGCTTTAATAACCCACTACTAAAAAAAGAACAAATAGACGAAATGGTGGCAGAGCTTGGCGGTATAGATAGCGATGTAGTGCGCCAAGAGATATACGGCGAGTTTTTGGATACTACCTCAAATGTGCTGTTTAATCTTGCGCTCATTGAAAACGCATTTAGCACACAGATGTCAAACGAAAAAGCTAGCATTGTTTGGGGACTAGACGTGGCACGTGAAGGAGATGATGAAAGCGTGCTTTGTATTAGGCGAGGCTACGGCGTCACAAACTTTTATACTTTTCGGCTTGATAGCGTGACAGCTTTAGCGAGGGAAATTTTTGGCATATATGAGAGAAGTGAGGATAAGCCAGACGCTATTTTTATTGACAGCGTGGGCGTTGGTGCTGGTGTGTTTGATACTCTAGTGGATTTTGGCTTGCGTGGTATAGCGAGAGAGGCAAAATTTTCATACAAAGCTACAAATGAGAAGCTTTATGCCAACAAGAGAGCAGAGGCTTATTTCACACTCAAAGAGAAATTTAGGTTGCTTAGTATCGTGCCAAACGACAAACTCAAAAAACAGCTTAGTACTATTAGTTTTTATTATGACAAAAAAGAGCGTTATTTGCTCTTGCCAAAAGAAAATATCAAAAAAGAGTTTGGATTTAGCCCTGACCTTGCAGATGCGCTTGCTCTTACATTTTTTGACCCATTGCCAGCAAAAATCAACACGATCAACTACGATGACGGAGATATTTGGTGAAAGAGTGTCAAAATTGGGTAGATTTGAGAAAACAAATCGAGTATATTTTTGAGCGTATTGATGTAGAGCTAATTAGAAAAGTGGCAACGCTTGATGATGAGGCTTTGCGTCTTTGTTTTTGTGTGATGATTTGCGAGTGGCTTAAGGGGGCAAAATTTATCCCTACAAAACAAGCTAGAGTAAAACTTGCAACGGCTCTAAAAGAAAAAGGGGTCGATAAAAAACGAGTGAAAGAGCTAACAAATATCAGCAGAAGCACAATTTACAGAGTAGGACACGAAAATGACGAACGATGAAAGAATAAGCTACCTCGAGGAGCTAGTGCAAACAGCATATAATGGCTATGCGGAGTACAAACCATTTTTTGACAAGCTAAATGATGCGTATTTGCTCTTATTAGAAAGCGAGCAGTATCATAGCCTCAAAGAGAGAAACAAAAGCAAAAACTACATACCAAAGCTAAACTCAAAAGCTAAACGGATATACGATGGCCTGACTGAGACTTACTTTAACAATGACACATTTGCAAAGCTAGAGCCGTATATAAACTCAACGCATGATGTGATCGACAAGTGGCAAGAGGCACTAAATTTTTACTGCGACAAGATAAATTTATACAAAGTTTTTGCACCGATTTTTCTAAAATCTGCCTTTTCGGCAAGCTCAGTGGTAAAAGTGTTTTGGGCTAAAGACGAGGCAAAGATAGAGGAAGTAGATATAAATGACATCTATTTTGACCCTGATGCAAAAAACACGGACGACATCCGCTATATTGTGCATAGAATTTACCTCACGACAAACGACATCAAAAGGCTAATAAAAAATAAAACTTTTAAACAAATCGACCTAAGTGAGAATAGACCTTATGAGAGAATTTGTCTAAATGAGATATACGAACTAAACGATGAGAAATGGAGCGTTAGCACGCTTTACAATAGCGAACTACTAAGAGATAAAGTAGAACTAAAAGACGGACAGCCATTTATTTTTGGCTATATGTTGCCACAAACAAAACGCAATACTGATCAAACATTTGTTTGTGCTTATGGTGAGCCAGCTCTTGCCTCGCTTTTGCCTTTGCAAGATGAACTAAATGCGATCAGAAACTCAATTACAGACGTAACAAGAAATCAAGCAACGCCAAAGATCATTTTTAACCGAAGTGCAAGTATATCAAGGGCTGATTTAGAGCGCCCAAGTGGTGCGATTTTCGCTGATAGCCCAGCAGACATCAAGATAGTACCGCCTGGCGACATCAACGCTTCAATGGCTACACTTCAAGTGATCGAACAAGAGATGAGCGAAGTAAGCGGAGTAAGCCCTCAACAAAACGGAGCACCAACAACTAGGCAAGAAACAGCGACAATGGCGTCAATTATGGCAAATGAGGGAAGTGTCAGGCTTCAAGGCTACATAAGAACCTACAATGAGACCTTTTTTGAGCCTATATTTGAACGTCTTGCTTTTCTCGTTTGGAAATACGGCGATCCATTGTTTTTTGCAGGCTTTAACCGCGGCGAAGTGCCAAGTTTTAATATCAACCTAAACACTGGTATAGGAGCGCTAAACAAAGAGGTGCAAAAGAAAAGTTTAATGGATGCTAGCCAAGTAATAGCAGCTCAATTTAGCATGTGCTTACAGCTTCAAGACGGCGAGGGTGCAAATAGAATGAAAGAAGCAAACGAGAAAATCTTACTCGAGCTTCTACCGCTATATGGGATAAAAGACCCAGAGAATTTTATCGGAAAGGAGAGCGAGCTTGCTAAACAACTTAAGCCACAGGCTATTTTGCCAAGCGTGGCAGAGCCTATCGCAGAAGCAGGAGCTTTACCAGCTGACGCAATGCCAAGCGTTTAGGGATTTTTCAGAATATCTATTGGGGCTTTATGCGGCAAGTGTTACCGCTAGCCAAAATGATAAAAACAGCGATGAAATGAGGTTAAGGGCGGTTGAGAATACAAAAACTCTCGAAAGCCTTTTAAGTTTTTTTGAAAATTACAAAGAGGAGTAATAAATGACAGAGCAAGAAGCACTAAATGAGCTAACAGCCATAGTAAATGGAAATGAGCAGGCAGAGCCTGAAACAAACGAAGTGGCAGAACAGCCAGCAGAGGAAGCAAAGACTGAGCCAGTGGCAGTGTCAGAAGAGCCAAAGAAAGAGGAGCTAAATATTGAAGCGATCAAGCAAGCACTAACTGAGGCGCTAGCAGCAAAAGAGCAACCGCAAGAGCCATCACAACCACAGCTTGCCCCTGAAAAACAAGCACTACTTGATAGTTTAGGTCTTGGAAACCTTGACGCCTTAAAAGCTCAAATGGATCAAATCTCGCAAGCTCAAGCAGCGCAAGCAGAGGAAGCTAGGAGGCAAGCAGTCTTCGATAAAAACCTAGCAGAGTTTAAAAAAGACTACCCAACAATACGCCCTGATGATCTAGCCCAGTTTGCAAAAGCTCACGGCATGAGTGATCTACTTGGCGAAAATTATGTTGGCTGGAAAGCAGTCGCTATGGGAATGATCAATGTAGCAAAAAGCAAAGAAAAACCAGACGAAATTTTAAGCGGCTCAAATGCAAGCAGTGAGCTATCAGCTTTTGATAGAGCCAAAAAGGGCGAAAATGTGAGCGATGTGGAATATGGCGCAGAGCTTTTGAAATTAGCAGGATTATAAGGAGCATAAAATGGCAGGATTTTTTGACTGGGGTGGAAGCAATATAACACAAGCAATTGGGGGCGTGGCTAGCGGAAAAAATAATGGTGGCGGTAGTAGCGGTGGCTTTTTAAGTTGGCTTGGTGGTGACGCAGGTGGCACACCTAACTGGCTTACAGCTTTAGGAACTGGTGGCGCATTATGGAGTGCTTATAACCAAAACAAAGTAGCAAAACAAGCGTTTAAACTAAATAAAGATGCTTACGACTTTAACAAGATGCTTTCACAAAGACAGCTACAAAGAGAAAATCAGGCAAATCAAAATTTAGTCAATGCTTGGAACGCATCAAACTTTCATAAACAACAAGAGGATGAGGCTTATTAATTTAAGCCTCACAAAAAGGAGCAAAAATGCCATATTTTAACCCAAATAAAGTAGACTTTAACTATAACACCAACACAATAGACGCAGTAGGTGCAACTGGTAGAGCGTTATGGGACATTTATCAAGACAGTGTAAAGAACAACTTCACAAAACAAAGGCTAGCAGAGGAGAATAGATCAAATTTAGCACAAGAAAGCTACAACAATAAACTTTTTGACGCAAACGAAGCGTGGAGGCAAAATCAAATAGAGAACCAAGAGAAAGATAGGGCGTGGAAAATGAACACTGACGCTAGAGATTTTGCGCTCAAAGAAAAACAAATTAACGCTCAAATAGACGCTAATAATGAGAATAGAGCTTTTAATCAATGGTATAAAAATCAACTTTTACTAGATAGGCAAGACGTAAGGGAAGCAAGGGCACAACAAAACAACCTTGACCTAACAATGAAGATGCAAGCAAATGAGGGGGAAGTTGGCGCACTTGCAGAGGCAAATTCAGACAATGCTTTTTTAGCAGGACAATATGGGGCGCTAAACCCAGACGGAACGATAGATAAAGATAAATTTGTAAAAACAATGGTGGCTCAATATAAGACAAACCCAAAAGCCGCTGTTACAGCGGTAAATAAAGCACTGGCTGAGAAAAAAGCACTAGATGCGAACCTCGCACAAAGCAACACCATAAAAACAATAGCAACACTAGAAGAGCAATTAAAGCAGATACCAGAAGACAAAAGGTTAGACAATTACGATGGCTGGCTAGATAGGATCGGCGATAATTTTAACGCAATGAGAGGTGCTGGAGCAGATAAAAAAGCAGCTGAGGCTATTTTAGCAATGTTGAATAACGCAGGCTTTCAGGCTGTCCGTGTTGGTAGGGCAGATGCGGAAAGAAAAGACTTTGATAAAGAATACAAAGTAAGTCTTGATAGTGCTTTTGTTGATAATGACAAGCTTGCTAAAGCTCAAAAACTACAGGGGCTAACAGTGCCAGCAGCAAGGCAAGAGCTAGAATTAAAGAGAGATAGCGTAAGCAACCAATACGCAAAGAAAAAATATCAAGAACAAATAGATCGATTAAACGCAGTAAACGCAAGGCTAGATAAATTTTTTAATAAAAAACCAAGCGCTACTGAGACAAAAAATAATTTTAAAAATGTGATCGAATATTAACAAAAGGATAAAACGATGCGATTTGAACAACCAAAAACTTATGATACCTTTGTAAATGATAAAAAGGCGCTAGGGATAAACGCTAAGGCGAATGAGTTAAAGCGCTCTATGACAAACTATTTTAGCGACCCAGACGATCGCTATGACAACCGCATAAGGGAAGCCAACGCTGATAATAACGCAGAAATGGTGGATGCAATAAATAGTATCAGGGCGCAATATGACGCACAAGTGCCACTAACACAAAAAGTTTTTGGCGACAAAGAAGTAGTAGAGCAAAAAGGGGTTGATGCATTAAAACAAATATCAGCTGAGTTAAAAAGACAAGGCAAAGGCAGCCTTGTAAATGCTGACGGCAATGTCCTTTTTAAAAACAAAGCTGGTGAGCTTGTAGATTTAGACCAAGGCATATTAAAAGACCTTTGGCATAGCACAAAAGCCAATAAAGGCTCTATTATGGCAGGCATAGGGGGAGCGCTTTTAGCGCCAGTTACTGGCGGAAGTAGTCTATTGCCAGTAATGGTAGGTGGAGCGACTGGCTCTGCGCTTGGTGCAGCAGGGGATTATGTGGGCAACGCAAATGATACTGGGCAAAATGTAGATACTGGAACACTTGCAAATTTAATGTTAGAAAACGCAGGACTTAGTGTATTAGGCGATGGTGTAGGTTATGCAGTAGCTAAAGGCGGCAAAGCACTAATAAATAAAGCAGGCGATGTAATTAACAAGAGCAAAACATTAAAAGATAGCCTTGGCAACGAAATAGAAAATGTTAATCTAAAACAAAAAGCCGTCAATATATTAAACAATACGCCTCTTTTGGGAGATGTAACAAGTGCAAATCACGCACCAGCAATGGGAGATATAACAAGGAGTATTAAAGCAGCAGATGCAGTCTTGTCGCCTGAAGAGCTGGCTGAAAAAGAGGCTTATTTAGCCAACAATAAAATAGAGCTAAATGATATAAACACTTTAGGGCTGAAAGCAAAGGCTTATGCAGATGATTATGCTAATAGAACAAGTAGCCCTTGGGTAAAAGATAAAGTCACAAAGGCTGGCGAATACGTAGAGAATAAAGCCAAAGGCACACTTGACCCACAAATCACAAAAGAGCAAGAGATCGCACTAAATAATGCCTTTGCTGACCCTAGCGAAATGAAAACTATTGCTGATGTAATAGGTAGCGATGATTTGGTGCGAAATAAAGCTATAAAAATAATTGATGACCAAGCACAAAAGAGATTAGAAGCAGCTGGAATTGATAAAAACTTTAGGATCAACCCAGAGAGTTTTAGAAAACTAGATGATACCGATAAAGCATTTGTTAGTGATATTTTGGGTAGTTATGTAAACGCCACAAAAAGCGACTATAACCAAGTAGTAGATGCCTTCAAGCAAGTGGCAGGCAATAGCCCACTACAAATAGATAAAAAAGGGCTAGATGATGCAATAAATAGCATTGTAGCTAACTATGCAAAAGTAGAAGATAGAGACAAAATGCGTATAGCCTTAGATCAAATGGCGCAAGAGGGCTTTAATATTAATAAAGCTTTTGATGTTAGGCGCTATTTGAATAAAGCGATAAGAAATTCTGACTACACTGGCGAGCAACAAGCGAGAGCTTTAAAGGAAGTGTTAGACGATAGTATGTTTAACTCTCTTGGCGATGATGGAAGATTAAGAGCACTATTAAAAGAGCAAGATGATAAATATGCTCAAATGAAAACCCTAAAAGATACCAGAATTTTTAATAAAAACAACGATCTTTTAAATGATGATTTTAGCTTTAGTAAAATGGGTGAGTTAATAAATAAAAATAACGATGTTTGGGCTAAGGCTACAAAAGGTCTTAATAAAGAACAGATAAGTGAGATAGAAAAAGCCTACATTAGAAACACTATCAAAGATGAACTAACTGATCTTGGCATGAATAGAAAAGGGTTTAATCCTATTGCGGTAGCAGAAAAACTAAGCGACGCTAAATTTGTAAGTGACGAAGCGAAAACTTTACAAAAAGCACTATTTGATGACGCAAAATTTCGCCCAAACACAAAAGGCATAATTGACGCAATAGATGCAGGGCTAAAGACAAAAAGCCAAGGTGGGAGTATAGCCACAAGCTTTAGTGGCAAAGTAGCTATGGCATTTGTAGCAAGAAGTTTTGAACGCTTGGCAAAACATATTCCACTAATAGGCAAACAAGCAGGTAAAAAGAATTTATATGCTGAAGCATTTTTAAAAGCAAAAACTACGTCTGACGCTTTAACCGATATAATGAAAAACGAAGCTATACCGATAAAAGATAGATTTGATCTGCTTACTCAGGCACAAAGCAAAGAGATAAGGAGTTTAATTGATGATTTTATGGCTAAAAAAGAGCAGGCTAAAAGTGATCTAATAAAAATGGACACCGCAGAAGGCAACCCTAAAAACACAGAAATAAAAGGCGAGAATTTTATCACAAAGCAAAGCCCAGCGCCAAAGAGTGATTTAAATGTAAAAATGGACTTAGCCCCAAACGTAAGGGATTTATCGAAGATAACAACTGAAGAAATAAGCGCGGATTTAGATTATCTAGCTAGCAAACACCCAGAGATGTTTAGTAAGCCAAGCGATGTTTTTAGGCTAATTAAAGAGATCAAAAATGAACCAACACATTTTTTTAATAATAACAGACTAGACTATGCTTTGATAGTAAAACGGATGGACGAAAACAGAATTGGAAAGCTTGCGATCGATAAAGAAAGTGGAGAAGTAAAACATGCAACAAAAGTAAAAGAAAAAGATTTAAAACGCCTTGATAAAGTTAGTAGAGAGAATTCTAAAGATGCTGGCATTATCCAAACTTTCATCCAGCCAGGCAGCAAATCAAATAGCGAGCTTGGGCTGCCAAAAGAGATTATACCAAAACAAACACAAGAATTAGATAAAACTTTTAAAAACCAAAAAGACAAAAACACTAAGACTATCAACGCAAGCCCACATATTGCAAGTGGCTTACTTGGTGGCACAGCAAATGGCGCTGATGAAAACGGCAACGTTAGCCCTGAAGAGTTTGCAAAGGGATTTATCTATGCATTGTTTGGGTCAAAGTTTAGTGCTTCAGCAGTTAAACGCATAAGCCCAGAGCTTTATAATTCTATTCTTGGGCTTGGCAAAAAGATGCCACAAATGGCAAAAGATAATCCAAAGTTGCTAACAAAAATTTATGGGGTTGCGAAGAGTAATAGTATAAATTCTTTTGCAGGAGAAAAAGCACTTAATGCTAGTGCTAATAAACTCTCAAAAGCCAAAGCTATGCTAGAAAAAGGCGAAGATGAAGTTAAAATTTGGCAAAGCACTGGGTGGTATAAAGACAAGGACGGAGCGTGGAAGTTTGAGATAGATGATAACCCAGCTAAAATCAAAAATCAAAACGCAGATAAGTTAGGCGACCTGCTAGAGCATAAAGAACTATTTAAGGCATATCCTGAGTTAAAGGATATAAACGTAGTAAAAATAAAAGATGAACTTTACAATAAAAACTTAAAGGATTGGCACAAAGAGAGCTCCCCACTAACTAAAAACACAGATGGAACGCCAAAAATTTTTTATCATGGGACTAAAAAATCAAATATAAGCGAGTTTGACCAAAAGTTTGATAAAAGTAAGTGGGGGTTTTTCTTTACAACTGATAAAGGGTTGAGCGAGGAATATTCAAAAGGGCGATATGGGCTAAAAGAACCAAATAGCGGAGTTATGGAGGTATATATAAATGCCAAAAAGCCTTTTGATTTAAGGGAAGAAATTACAAAGGATACTGCTAATAAATATCAAGCATTGCTTGGGAATTTAGCAAAAAGAGACGACTTAAAAAACGGTGTTGGGAAAAGTCTTTATGAATATATAAAAAATACCAGCCTAAAACAATATGATACAAAGGCAAGAGCGTTTAAAGATAAATTGCAAAATGCAGGATATGATAGCATTATATTAGACGATAACGTAATAGTTGCATTTAACCCAAACCAAATAAAACATGTAAAAAACAATGGAAATTTTAATAAAGAAAATGATATTTATGCATCAGGCAATAAAGGCTATTACGACCCAGTTAAAAAAGAAATTGGTCTTAGAGAAATAGCAGATAAATCTACCTTAATGCACGAAATCCAACACGCCATACAAGATATTGAAGGGTTTGCAAAAGGAAGCAACACAAATGATAAAAAATATGCCCTCTCTCATGGTGAAGCCGAAGCAAGGAATGTACAAAATAGGCTCGACTTAAATAAAAAAGGCAGAGCTCATCCGCATGAGACTTTTGATGTAAATCCAAACGAGACATTTGTAAGTAGAGAAGATGGCGTAAATTTTAGTCAAAAATTGCCTGAGTTAAAAGAAAAACGAGGCATCTATAATGTCACATATAATGGCAAATTTTCAACTCCAGTCTATAAGGATGTAGAGAATGTAGAGGGAGCGGTAAGATATGCGATAGGAAATAAAAACAAAGGGGCTAAACATATCGAGATAAAGCATTTAGAAGACACAACAAAGGAAGGTTATGTTACGAAGCAAGAACTATTAAATATGGGCGAGAATA